CGTGTTATAACGTTTATTTTAAAGAGCTAGCTGCAAAGTTTCCTAGTATAAAGTTTATTAATGTTAGGCCTGATTCTGTGAAAGTACCGGGTATTGAAAAAATTAGTGGCGGAAACTTTGGCTCTACTGTTGAAACTTTGAAGGGGGTGGATCTAGTTATTAGTGTAGATACATCAATTGTGCATCTTAGTGGTTCTATGGGCATTGAAACTTGGATGATGCAACCTTTGCGTGAAACTGACTTTAGATGGGGCTTGAGTTCTTTAAAACGTGAATACGGCATGGATGTTGAGAAAAACATCTGGTATTCTTCGGTAAAAGTACTAGACAATATTGGCTGGGACAAGATGTTTGCTGAGATTGCTGTTAGATTAAAAGCTTGGGAACTGGAGCGGCATGTAAAAATGCTAGCGGAGGGTATTAATGCTAACAATAAGTAGACCCGATGTTGATCGATACAATATAACTGAATTTACTACTCAGGAACGGTTTATTAAACTACCTATTGTTAACTATCTAAAACTACTAACTTGGGATGGTAAAAGTGTTTATGATCAGATTAACAGACCTCAGATTGCTCTAATTAATGCTATTAATAACCCTAAGTATAGGTTTGTCTGTGCAGCATTAAGTCGACGTCTAGGGAAAACATTTATTGCTAATATTATTGCTCAATTAGTTATTTTAGTTCCGGGATGCAACGTATTAATTATGTCCCCAAATTATAATCTTTCTAGCATCTCATTTGAATTGCAGCGAAGATTGATTAGACATTTTGATATAGAAGTAGCAAAAGACAACCTAAAAGACAAAGTAATAGAACTAGAGAATGGTTCTACAATTCGAATGGGTTCTATTAGTACCGTTGATAGCTGTGTAGGACGCAGCTATAACTGTATTTTATTCGATGAAGCCGCTTTAGGAAAAGACGCGGAAGCAGCCTTTAACGTTGCTCTGCGCCCTACGCTGGACAGACCAGATAGCAAAGCCATCTTCATTAGTACACCTCGTGGTAAAAAGAACTGGTTTAGTAAATTCTATCATCGTGGATTTAGTGATGCATACCCTCAGTGGGTGTCTTTGCATGCAGATTATACAGAAAATGAGCGTATGACTGAAGCAGACGTTGACGAAGCTAGACGTGCTATGAGTAAGGCTGAATTTGAACAGGAATATCTTGCTTCATTCACCACATTCGAGGGTAGGATTTACCAATATCTAGACAAACAGACAGTACCATTTGATACTGAGGGCGGTTTAGCTGGCTGGGAATTCTTCGGCGGAATGGATCCTGGATACAAAGATGCTACTGCATTTATTGTAATTGGTTATAATCATAAGCGCGACATTTACTGGGTAGTAGATGAATATCTAGATAGTGAAAGTACTACAGCTCAACATGCTGAAAAGTTTAAAGCTATTATGGATAGATGGGGTTGCGATCCTACGTTTATCGACCCTGCTGCTGCACAGTTTGCAGCCGACTTAGCCTATACGTATGATATAGCTACTTTAAAAGCTAAGAAAGATGTATTACCAGGTATTGCGTACTGTCAGAATATTATACAACAAGATCGTCTTTTCGTATCCCCTAACTGTACACATACGCTAGAGATGCTGGATCAGTACCAATGGGATACTAGAGAAACTTTAACAACAGAAAAACCTTTACATAATGAGTTCTCGCACATGGCAGATGCCCTTCGCTATTGCCTGTACTCATTAGTGGTCTAAATATTATGACATCAGGAATTTATAAAGCAACATTTAAAGATGGTAGTATCTATATTGGTAAGTCTATCAATATAGAAAATAGGTGGAAACAGCACACTGATGAGATGCTTAAAGGTAAGCATACAAAGAAGATGCAGAATGCATACAATCTGTATGGTTTGCCAGAGTTTCAAATCCTCACACCTTCACATAAGGACCATATAGATATTCTAGAAGGGTACTTTATTAAAGCGTACCAGGATTTGGGAGTTAAATTACTAAACTCTGATAAAGTTGACGCGCCTAGCGCGTCCGACGTAGCTGTTTTTAAAGCGTATACTGATAAACTATTACTATCCACGGCTGATCATATTCGTATGATAGCTCAACTAGAGTACGATACACTACGTTCTAGTAAAGAAATTACTATATTAAAGCAAGATTTAAAAGAAGCTAATGAGTATGTTGAAATTTATGAAGGTAATAACGTATACTGTGATGCTAGATTCAGAAAAGAATTAGCTAAGTTAAAGTTTGAGCATAAAGAACTACTAATAGATAATGAAACTAATAAACTTAGAGCAAACTTAGCTGAAGCTAAAGTTGCAGAGCAAAAGGCTTTTATTGATAAGATTAAAAGTAATTGGTTTCTACGCTTATTCGTATAAGTAAAAAAGCCCGTATATCTTATAGATATACGGGCTTTTTTACTTCAAAATCCAAACATCATTTCCGCAATCAAACACTCTAAAGTACCCGGCTTTCTCCATAATTTCAAGTTCTGTTAGGTTATCCCTATAGTGCTCTGGAAATCTAGTTTTTAATAGGTGTTTCTGGCACTGGTATCTAGATAAGGTACTACTAGTACCTTTATGATACACATAGTTTGGATTACTAGTGTGCGATAATTCAAATCCAAGTTTAGTATATAAATTACCCATACTCCAACGTTTATCAGAATAAGATACCAAACCTTTTGGAGTATATTTAGATATAAAAGCTTTTAGTAGTTTTGATGCTCCTCCAACAACTGTAGTATTAAGTTTTGAACAGTACCTAACTAACTCGTATTCACAGTCATTTCTAAACCTAGACTTTGAAAAAGTCATAACAGCCACCAATTCTTCCCCGTTTTTAAGCCCAATATTAATTGGGGTAATACTACCGCTACCTTGCATGTGATTATTTGCTAAAAACATAGCAGGAAAACTAACTTCTTCTAGAGCACACTTTCTAGCGTATATCTTGGTAGTTTTATTTAAAATAGAGAGTATACGTGATTTAACTATATCCTGTTTAGTTAACCATTCAGTATCAGTTATTTGTATAAGCCTAAACCCTTCATTTTGTACTAACTTAGTCTTATTTATATGATAGTCCTTACCTCGTACCTCTTCCCTATGCCAGTAACTACCATTATATTCAATCGCAATACCTAAGTCCGGTAACACTATATCTAGTTCTTTTGGGTTTATAAGGGTTCTATCATTTGTCTCTATCCATCCAGTATACACGCTTTTAATATACTCAACTAGGCCCTGTTCAGCCCCCGATACACTAGAGACAGGTTCACAAATCCTGCACTTAATACCTGTTCCAGCACTTACGTAGTTATTTGGTATAACTGTGTATTCATGCCCACAATTCGCTCTTATTTTCACATCTACTTGGGTAGTTACGTACTCATCTAGCAATGTGTGTTCATTTTCTAGAAGTTTAGATAGAAATCTAAATTTGACAGAACCTAAGCCCCTACATAGTTGACAGGTTTTACCTATGTTTTCGTACAAGAAGTGACCTGGATTAATCGTATATACATGTCCACATTCACTATACTTAACCTCAATGTTAGTTTTAAAATTTTTGTACTCAGATAAAACCTTAACCCCAAAAGACTCTATCTCTTCTACTACTTTATCCTTAGGTACGCCTCTTCTATTTGGGGAACATACCTTACACAGTATATTCCTACCACTAGAGATATCATTAGCCCTACTCACAGTAAACGTATGACCACAAACTAAGCTCTCCACATCTACGGGGTTTAATGCACCCAAGTATTCGCTTTTTAATATGTATCCACGGTCTAAAAACTCTTTTTCTACTTGTTCTTGTGATTTTTTCTTTGCCATAAAAACTCCTTTAACTCGTCTCATATTATAATTATATGTTAGGATAAATAAGTTTTCAAGTGTATTTTTTAATTACCACCAATAGAAATTTATAACTTGACATATTTGTGCTATAGTGCTATAATAGTGGAAATCGAGTTACAGTATGAAAATTTAAATGGCAAAAAATAATGGCAGAAATCGTGACTATACGAAATGGATTCGTGATAAAGCTAAAAAAGCTTACGAAAAGGCCGACTGTTGTGCCATTTGTGGCACTGAAATTGATCTGGAACTTCACCACACCCATTCGATTACACATCTTGCGGCTGATTGGGCAGCAAGAAAAAATTACGATATTTCTACCGATGACGGCATTCTGGCTGTAAGAGATGAGTTTATTGCGGAACACCAAAAAGAGTTATATCAAGATGTTTACACGTTATGTAACCGTCATCATGTAGCTTTACATAGGGTTTACGGAAAATCTCCTTCTAATTCTAGTGCAGATAAGCAAGGGACTTGGATAGAAAGGCAAAGAGCAAAGCTTCTCGGTGGAGAATCTGACACAACTATTGTGACACCAGATAATTCCATCAGAACTTTCTCAGCTTTTTACTAGGATAATTTATGGTATGGTATGACCCAACAACTTGGTTTAAAGCTAATCCTGCGCAAGAGTACATAGGTAGACAAGAAGGGTCTGTAATTACTACAGATGCAGATATTACGTATGCTCAAGCATTTGATAGGCTAGAAACCGTAAATCGTGGCGTTAGCTTAATTGTTAATGGTTGCGCAAGCCTTGATTTTGATATCAAGGATAAAATAATTCCGGGCGTGGTAGCAGGTATCAGACAAAAACAGTTACAGACCTTGCTTAACACCACCCCGAACCCTTATCAAAGTGTTAATGAGTTTAGACGTGCTATATTTACTGACTATTTACTAGAAGGTAATATATTTATCTACTATGATGGTGTACATTTATACCATTTACCTGCCGCACACGTATTTATTCATACAGACCCTAAAACTTTCGTAGCTAAGTATACTTATAATGGTATTACTGATATGGGTCCAAATGAAGTAATTCATATCAGAGACTTAAACTCATCTTCAATTTATAGAGGTTCTTCAAGACTTGTTGCCGCAGATAGAAATGTAAAAATTCTATATAAGATGCAATCTTTTCAGGAACAATTTTTTGATAATGGTGCAGTAGCTGGTTTAATTCTTACATCGGATAATACTCTATCACAATCTGCAAAAGAAAAAACATTAGATTATTGGGCCAAACGTTATAGTCCTAAAAATGGTGCACGTAGACCAATGATTTTAGATGCTGGGCTTAAACCTGCCGTAGGTATCGCTACTACGTTCCAAGAGATGGACTACGATACCAGTATTAAAACACATGATGTAAAGATATTAAAAGCTCTAGGTGTACCCCCTATTTTATTAGATGGTGGTAATAACGCAAACATTTCACCTAATTTAAGATTATTTTACCTAGAGACTGTTTTGCCTATTGTAAATTCATTTACTTCGGCAATGGAGCGTTTCTTTGGGTATGATCTTGAACCTATAGTAAGTAATCTTTCAGCACTGCAACCTGATATGAAAGATACAGCGGCTTACTACACTACTCTAGTTAACGGCGGTGTAATGACACCTAATGAAGCTAGAGAAGGTTTGAGATTAACGCGAGATACAGATTCCGAATCTGATAAATTAAGAGTACCAGCTAATATTGCTGGCTCGGCTGCTAATCCTTCGGAAGGTGGTAAACCTCCCAAACCGAAAGATAGCAATAATAATGCGTAGTATTTAAGGATATTATGGATAAAAACAAAGTACTACATTTAACTAGTGCTATTTCCATAAAAGATTTACCTACCGCTGACCAGCAAGTTGACTCAATCTTTGTCGAAGGTTACGCAAGTACCAACGATATTGATCGAGCAGGTGACGTAGTTTCTCCGTCAGTCTGGGAAAAAGGTATGGAAAACTACCTTAAGAATCCTATTATTCTAGCTCAACACGACTACGATGACCCTGTTGGTCGTATGGTTGAGCATAAAATAGATTCTACAGGTTTATGGATTAAAGCCCGTATTTCTGCAGCTGCAGAAATTTTTAATCTTGTAAAAGATGGGGTATTGACAGCGTTTAGTATTGGCTTCCGTGTTTTGGATGCTGAGTATAATTCTGCTGCTGACGTTTTCTTGATCAAAGAAGTAGAGCTATTAGAAATTTCAGTAGTTTCTGTTCCTTGTAATCAGAACACATTGTTTAGTTTGTCTAAGTCATTTGATACTGACAAAGACTATTTAGAATTTAAGAAACAGTTTGCACCTAAAGGCGACGTAGCTAATGGGCAAGAAACCACATCGGTTGCAAACAGTAATTCAACTCAAAAAGGATGGAATATGGATCCAAAAGAACTAGAGGCTCTGCTTGCTAAAACTGCACAAGAAGCCGCTGATGCTGTTGCAAAACAAATTGCTGAAAAGGCTGCTGCTGAAAAGGCTGCTGCTGAAAAGGCTGCTGCTGAAAAGGCTGCTTTCGAAGCTCTAGTAGCTGCTGCTGTTAAGGCTCAAGTAGAAGTAGGTCAATCAGGTGCTGAGAAGTTGCTGGCTGATGTTACTAAGAAATTTGAAGACAGTGCTGAAGCTTCCAAGAAGGAAATCGCAGGTCTGATGGCTGAACTGAAAGACAAGGCTGACGAAATTTCTAAGATTCAAGCCAGTAAGATGTCTTTTGTATCTGGTAGCAAGACTGAAGAAGGCTATGCTGATCGTGAAAAGGCAGTTCTGCTTGCTAAAGTTATGGGTAAGGCTCTTGGTGAAACTAACTTTGGTAGCCAACTTATTCAAAAGGCCGGTGCCCACGTACCTAGCGCAACTTGGGAACTAGAAGTTTCCATGAATATGGAAGCTGAAATTCGTCGTCGTTTGGTTGTAGCTCCTCTGCTACGTGCTATCCAAATGAAGACCAACGTTATGACTATCCCAGTAAATCCAGAGGCTGGCTTTGCTACTTGGGTTACTAACGCTCAGTTCGGTACTACTAACTCTCCTGGTGCAGCTCAAACTCACCAATTGAAAGAAATTACGCTGAATGCGTACAAGGTATCTACCATGGAATACATGGCTTACGAAGAAGAAGAAGACGCTCTGCTGGTTCTTCTGCCTATCGTTCGTGACGCTATGGTTCGTCGTGTTGCACGTGCTGTAGATAAAGCCTACCTATTAGGTGCTGGTGCTGGTGCTG